GTCTATATCATTATATAATTTAAATATTTCAACACCATTATAATAAGTCGCTAAATCGCTATGTCTACCGTCAGGATTACTAACTAATCCGTGTAACTGATTATCACTGTTATAACTCTGTATTCCGTTGCCGTCTATAACGGTTCGTGTCTGTCCATTTTCACCCGTCATAAACACACCGCATATAGTTAAATTACCGTTGTCGTCCATATATAGCGATTTTTTGCCGCTTTCGTCAAAAAGCTCAAATACATATTTACCTAATTGTGGATTTAAGCCCGATTGATAGCGCAGTGTTCCGTTTCCGTCATACATTTGTATCAAATTATCCTCTATTTTAAGTTTTCCATTCTCTGACATTATGGTGATTAAGTTAGTGTATAGATATGTCGTTGCCCAATCGCTTCCGTCGCCGTGTCCAAATACTCCTATCCAGTTCCAGCCGTCGTCACGACTTTTGTCAGCAACTCCAATCTTGATTTTACCGTCTATTATTGCAACAGCGTACATTCCGTTAGGGGATACGAACATTGCTCCCGTTTCATACTGCGCTATTTTTTGGTATTCTCCGTTATTTTCAACAGTTACGTCCTCATTTTTCTTCATAAATTCAAGAGCGCTTGTTTTTAACTCTTGTGCTGCTCCGTTCTTTCTTAGCCTTAAATACTGCGATGCGGCAAAAGACGTGTTCCATCCTTCCTGTATAGTTATAGACGGTCGTCCGGCTTGAAAATTATTCTTTTCCGGTGCTTTTGGGTATGTGTCTACCATTATCACCCTTTGTTTTGAGGTTATTCCGTTATCCCTGTCTACCACTGTCACCGTATCCCCTAAGAATATTTCCTGTTTCACCGACAAGTGTTTTCCTGTGACCGAATACTTCGGCACGTCCGCCCTGTCTATATTATCAGGCGAAAATTGATACTCTGCCGCGCTTCTCAGGTCGTCTGCGTCTGTTATTTCGTCAAAGTTGCAGAATGCTTCATATTCTCCAAAAATATCATAGTTAGGACTTTTTATATATTGTATCTCTCCCAGCGGCAAATCATCTTTTCCATATGGGTACAGTTTTGTTATAACACCATACGTTGTATATTCAATCTTTATATCCCTGGCGTTGTATTTCGGGTCTATCCTGACCCCTCTGTCTTTCCCCAATTTTCGCACAAGTGCAATCTTTCTGTTGTCAATATATATTTCGCTGTGTATTCTGTACTTGTTAAGTGTCTCCATAAGTATATTAAGACAGCCTACCGGCGTAGTTTTTGACTGCTCAAAAAAATCTATACTGTCAGTCACAGGTTCAAGCCCCAACGCTCTGATTTCCTGCTCCGTAAGCACTGTCACATACGGCGTCGTTGCAAAAATACCCTCCACGATTTTATTCGCAGGGGTATTTATCATATCGTCTATATGTTGTATATGTGTTCTGCAGGCGTCCTGCATTAATGTTGCAGCAGATATATGCTTCCCTTCAATTCGTTTTATTCTGAAGTATTTGCCGTCATAACCTACAATTCTTTCCGGCTCCACAATCGCCCACTTATCATCACCGTTCGGCAGGTCAAATTCAATGTCGTTTTCCCCGTTAATTGTCTGTCTGATATGTATTTCCTTCGCATTTTCTAAAAATCCCAAACGGTCCTTTCCGCTATAATCTTTTGTGTCTTTGTCATATACTGCTATAAATTTCATTAAAATTCTCCTCCGTATAAAAGTTTATGATTATACACAAACTTCAGCACGCCCTGACCTCCGGTGCATATAATCTTTATTGTATTTTCTCCTGGCTGTAGTTCAAAAAAATCTCCCTCACATATCTCGGGCATAATAGCTTTTTCGCAGTCAATAATTATATTAGTTTCAGATTCGGGAATTATCCGCACCATCACCCCATTGACTGTTACATCAAGCATTTTCACAGCAGAAGACAGAGACAACTCACATCTAGGCCTTACAGGTGCTGAGCCATAATAAATCATTGTATTTTCTGTTGTTCCTGCCTGAAAACTTATTTCGTTTTCGTCTCCCATTCCTATGGGTAAATCACAGTCCAAAATAATGTCGCTGTCCAGCGGTATCCCAGAACTGTTGTACCTCCAGTCGTTAAACGGCCGGCACCTAAATTGTACAGTAGCTTTGCTGTTTTTATAAAGCTCTATTTTCATATCATCTAGGTCAACAGGTTTTGCTATCCACTTTACTGTTGGCATATCATCAAATATAAGCTCTCCATAACCACCGCTTAGCCAATTTACCAGCTTAGAGGCTGAACGCTGCAAAGCGATATTATCAGGGCATATCATCTGAAATTCAAGTTCAAGAACTTTATCTTCATAATATAATCTGCCCCCTGTTTCCGATAAGTCAATATTTCCGTCTCTATACTGAACCTCCTCATCTATCTGCTTTACCGGAGGGGAAAACGGCCTTCCAACGGTCTTTACGATTACGCCAATATCATTACTGTGTTTACCCCTAAATGTTATTCCATGTCTCATTTTTAGCCTCCTACTGCTGTTGCCATATCGGTTAGATATTTTTTACTGTACAATATATTATCGGTCGTGTCATAAAAATTATTTGTATTTTCTTGATTAATTGTTACACTCGGTTTTATTTCCTTAATAGCAGCTTCTATTCTGCTCGCCATATTATCCATGTTGGAATTTATACTATATTCCAGCGGTTCAACAACAGAGGCAACTTTTAAATTTGCTTCTTTTGTCTGCTGTAATATGTTTGTCTTTTCGTCTTCAAGCGCCTTATATTCAGCTTCCATTTGCTTTATTATGGCGTTGTTTTCCTGCTCTATCTGATAACGCTGTTCGTCTCGCTCTATTTCTTTGAGCTTATCTAATGCTTCCTGATACTTTTGTTTTCCCTCTATCGTGACAGCATTCTTATATTTCTCAATATCTGACAGGGTTTCAGCCTTATCTTCTGCCCGGTCTTCCACTTCCCAGGATTCTTCTAATGCTGACAGCTTGTCGTCGAGCAAGTCCTTGACCTCGTCCATACGTTCCTTAGCCATATCCAGCATTTCGTCATATCTATCCTCTGTGGCTTTGTATAATTCAAGCCGCATTTCGTCAGCTTGACGGCGAGCATATTGCTGTTTAGTCGGGTCTAGGCTCTCATCTTGCGACCATTTTGTGTATTCATCAATTTTACGCTGGTAAAAATCTGTTGCACTGTCATCGTGCATAAAATCCCAGCCGTATACTCCGGCTTGCTTCTCATACCAGTCTGCGTCGTCTTCCCATTCGCTCAATTTGTCTCTGACCGCGTCATAACTTTTTCTGTCCAGCTCTGCTTCTATTTTAACCTTATAAGCGTATTCTTCATCGGTCAATTCTCCGAGCCCTGCAAAATATTCCTCTACTTCTTTTCTCTGCCTATTAACCGCCGCTATAGTGTCATCAGCTGACATATTGTTATACTCTTTTTCATTATCTATCCAGTCGTCCGAATAATCCAAATAACCGTCTAAAAATTGCTCTGTGTAATCAAGCCTTGTGTCAAAATAATCTTCCCAGGTGATTAATCCGTCCTTTGCCGCTTGAACATTACGCTGGTTTACCGTCTGCCAAACAGCGCCCATGCTTGTACCCATTTCGCCCCAGTCGTTTATACTGGCGTGTAAATCAATATACGCCTTAGAGGCAGCATTTGCGTCGTCAATAAGCTGCTGGCTGTACTTATGTAATTTTAGTGTTGCGTCTTTCCATTCCTGCGTGTCGGGTGCGAAATTTTCATCACGGTATACGGCGAGGTTATTATAGTATTCTTCCTGAGATGTCCAGCCCATATCAAGAGCAAATTCCATTGATTCCAGGTTTTGGCTCCACATCTCTCTTGTATAATTAACTATTTCTTCCTCAATCTCTTTTATAACCTCAGCGTCAGAAGCAAATTTCTGTTTCATTTGGTCGAGCCATTCAAGCTCTTCCCATGCCGGAATTATGTTGTATGAAGTTTTGCGTATATGTTCCCTGTCAGACTTAGCGTTTTCCCAGTCCTCGTTGTTCTTGCCGCTCGCATAGCGTGGAATTCCCGCGCCCGACATTATTTGTCTTGTTTGCTTTGCAGTATAAATTTTATCGTGTAATTTTAAATCTATTGGAACGTTTTTGCCTTCAAAAATATATCCAACACCATCGCGTACAACAAGTTCCCTAGGGTCTGACACTCCTTTTTCATCATTGATAATACCAAATCCGGGTTTGGCGTCCATTGTCCCTTTAGCTGTTATTCCGTTTGCTAAAGCATTTGGACTAGGCAACCCCCCTCTTACTACTGTATTTATTGTTATTGTTTTAGATGATGGTATTGACCTAATTGCCGAAGCCACTTGATTCGCTACTGGACTTGCGTTATCGCTTGCTGTAATTGAAGTGTGATGTGACTGCGGAATTCCATTAACAGAACCAGTTGCATTATTTGCAGGCGCGCTCGCTCCATCACTTGCTGTAATATTTGTATTATGTGAATCAGGGATATTGTTCACTGCCTCTGTTGCATTATTAGCCGGTTCACTAGCTCCATCGTTTGCAATAATTTGTACTGTTCCGGTCTTCCCATCTATATCAGCAATTTTATTGCCAACCTCATCAAAAATTTCATAGTTACCGTCAGCAGTTACTTCCACCCTTGCCGCGCGTCCGTCCAAATCTCCGACCGCACTGTTTATTTGTTCAACAGTCGGTGTCGCTCCGTCTGCTACCTCTAATCTGACCTGTCCTGTTTTTCCGTCTATCTCAGCTATTTTAATACCTGCTTGATTTAACACGTCATAGTTTCCCTCTGCATTAACTGAGACAGTAGCGGTCTTGCCGTCAATTTCAGAAATTTTATTTCCGGCTTTGTCCAAAACCTCATAATTCTCTGTTTTGGTATTAAGTTTTATATCAACACGCTTTCCATTTATCTCTTGTAACTTACCGTCAACTTCTGTAATTGTTGATATATCACCTTCTGCGGTAATATGTATACGTTGATTATCAGAAAGTACGCCCATAGACCTAGCAAGTTCATTAGCTTGTTCTGTTACTACCTCTAAACCGCCGTTAGTTGCCGCCGCACTCGCTATATCTCTAAAACCATTCTTTATAAGTGCGGCTCCTACCGCTGTATCTTCTGCGCTTGCGTTGAATTTTTGGCTTGTATTTATATATTTATCAACAGTATTATTAATGTCTGCGCCATTCTCAATTAAAGCGGTTCCGGCACTAGCTAATGATTTAGATATATCATCTGCACCTGCCCCGGCTTTTGCGGCATTGCTGGCAAAGTCGCTGAAAAAGTTGCTTATACCATTATCACCGCTTTTTGCTACCTGGGCTATATTTTTAAATCCCTGCTGTGCAACAGTTAATTGCTCTGTTATGTCACTGGCAAATTTGTCAAATCCCATTTCTTGAGTATAGGATTTCACATCACCCAAAGCTGTTTTTATTCCGCTTAAAGCCTGAGAATATTCACCGTTCGCAAGCTGTTCAGGCACTAAAGCACTTGTTACATCTGCAACGCCCTTCACAGCTTCCTTGTATTGTTCCACCTCTGCACTGGATTTGTCAAAATCAGCAGATAAATTGTTGACCTCTGTCTGCGCGTCGCTCAATGCTGATTTTAAATATCCAATACCCTCATCAATATTAGCGTTGCCATAAGGGTCTGTCAAAGCATGAGCTTTTACTTTATCAGAGACCCCCTCAGCTTCATACATTGCATTTAATGTCTTTTCGTAACTTTCGGCTAATTCATTTTGTTTCTTTATATATTCATCTCTCGGCATACTTTTTTCTGCTGATTTTAGTTCATTTTGCTCTGTCCTATAATCGGACATGATGTCCTTAGACTTTGCGAGTGCCGATGAGTATTTGTCAACCGAATTTTGCGCTGTCTGTAATTGATTATCATAATCTTTCATGTTGCTGACAGCTTGACTAAAGTCGCTTTCATTAATCTGTTGCTGTAGGTCTCCGCGCTGACCTCTTAAATCGCTTGTAGCCCTATTACCTAACTTTTCTAGTGTTTTATTTAAATCACCATCATTTGCAGTTAATGTTATATTATATTCTTGCTCAACCTGGGCTTTTAGTTCTTCAAGTTTCTTTTTTGCTCTGTCTACCTCTTCCGTATCAGTAGAAGTTTTTATTGTAGTTTCAAGCTGCTGTGCTTCCGACTTCCACCCCTGTATCTTTGTATATGTATCTAAACTCTTTTTAGTAGCCTGAATTTGTTCGTCGGTAGCCTTTACAACGTCGAGTTGGGCGTCATGATATTCTTGATAAGCTTTTACACCAACTACAGCCGCCGCACCAACAGCCAAAATTCCACCAGCTGCCGCTAGGGCTACAGGTCCCATACTAGCTAATGTTGGTGCCGCAACTCCTAATTTCCCCAAAGTTTCAACAAAATTACCTACTCCCTTTGCAGTCCCGGCTATTACTTTTGCGCCTGCACCCATACCAATAAGCCCGGTGCCGATATTAATAAGTCCTTGCTTACTGTCATCATCCATATTAGCAATATCCTGAGCAAAATCTTTTATTCCGCCGGATACATTCTTGATTGTCGGTAAAAATGTTTCCCCAATACCGCGTGCGGCTTCAACCAAATTATTTTTAGTAACTTGTATTTGGCTTGCTGTTGTCTCTGCTTTGGCGTCAAACTCATTTTGGAGCGCTGTTCCATCTTCCCATGCAGTGTTTGCCCTTTGCAGTGCTGAAACCATCTTGTCATATCCGGTTGCAAGAGCTTTCATTGCGTCGCCTTCCCTAACGTCGTTTATGCCTACGTTTTGCAAATCGGATATTATATCCTCGGATTGTGACAGACCTTTTACAAAGGAATTAAATGCACTGCTTGGACTTTCTGCCCATGCCTGCTTAAATTCATCGGCTGACATACCTGATATTTTAGAAAAATTGTCTAAATCTTCGCCGCCTTGTGAAACCGCGTTTTGAAGTTTAGTCCACGTACGGGACACTGCGCTGCCTCCTGCTTCAGCATCAATTCCCAAAGACGACAACGCTGTTGAGTAACCTAATACGTCCTGCGCCGATATACCGACAACAGTTCCGGTTCTGCCAAGTCTAAGAGCCATGCTCGCAATATCTGCCTCTGTTGTCGCAGAATGGTTTCCCAAATCCACAATAGCACTGCCCAAGTTTCTTACTTCTCTCTGTTCAGTACCGGTTACATTCATAAATTTTGCAAGAATTGCCGCACCCTCTGCACCGTTCAAATTAGTAGCGGTATTCATTTGAGCCATAGTTTCAGTAAAATTAACTATTTCATCAGTAGCAATTCCCAATTGTCCGCCGGTTGCCGCAAGTTCTGTCAACTGTGCCGTCGTTTGCGGTATGGCGTTTCTGCCGTCTATTCCGGTCGTTGTCAAATCTATAATACCTTGTCTTACTTTCTCAAGCTGCGGCTCTGTTCCATCTACAGTCTTTTTTACATTTGCAAAATTATCTTCAAAATCTATCGCGAATTTAGCAGAAGCTACACCCCCGGCCGCAAGGGCAACACTTGCAAGCTGAATAGGCTTAGTTATTGCGTCAATGCTCTGTCCTGCTTTTTGCCAACTTTCCCCAACATCTTGTAGATTTAAAGCCTTTTCCATACCTACAATAGCTTTTTGATTCTGAGCCAGTGTCTTATATTGCTGACTTGCGTTAGCTACAGCCGATTTTGCAGAATTATACGCCGCGCTTTCTCTGTTTAATGCGCTTTCATTGCTCAGAATTGATTTTGATACTTCATCGTGCTGTTTCTGTAATCCTTTATATTCATTCTGTGTCCACTGGATTGCCTTAACATTATCCTTATACGCCTGACTATTTTTATTCAGTCCTGCATTGGCAGATTCTAAGGCCTGAATCTCAGCTTTTTTTGAAGTCATAAGACTGCCTATAGCCGATTTCTGACCGTTTAGCCCTTTTATATTTTCGTTCAGCTGTTTAGTATTTTGCTTATACGCTTTTTCCGTTTCAGCTAATATACTTCGCTTTTGCTTTAGGCTTTCGGCCGACTTTGCGACTATCTTATCATATCCGCCCATTTGCCGGGTCTGCTCTGCAATGCTTTTCACTCCTTTTTGTGACATTGCATTCATACCGGATAATTCTGACTGCACCTTTGATATAGTAGAACTTAATGACGACGCGTCGCCCGTAAATCTTACAGTTAATTCCCCTAAATTTCCGCTCATATAATCCCGCCTTTCTTTCCGCAACAAAAAAACACCCCTGAGGGTGCCAATCACAAAGCAAAAAACACTGTTTAAAATGCTTTTTGCTTTGTGCAGTCCTAAAACTGCACAATATATTTTTATAATCCATTCATCCAGCCGAGACTGGGAGGCAAATTTGTGACAGAGTTTTCCTCCTCGTCTTCGTTTAGAGATATTAACATTTCCATTAATTTAACCGGATTTTGTCTTGCAAGCTCGTCGGGCAGTATCCCTTTTGCTTTATACATTACGGCATATATATCATTAAGATTAAAAGTTTCGTCACTGTCCGACTTTACTGGTTTTTTATAAGTTCATTCACTTCGCTTATCGTGTTCAAATATATGTCAAGCAATTTCCGGCACAGCATATCTTTTTCCGCAATAGACATTGTGTCAATGTATTCCTTGTTGGCAGCCGTGCCTTTGAACATGCTTATTAGTACACCATAACACAGCTTGCAAGCGCCTGAATACCCTCTTAAATGCTTGTCCTGCATATCTGCGTAATCCTCAAAAGCAAACGGCCTTGATTGTACTTCTTTACCGTTAATCTTTATAGTCAATATATTTTCTATATCTTTTGCCATGGACTAAGCCCCCTGTTCCGGTGTTGTTGACGGATACCAGTTCGGGTCTTTAAACCAATTTTCTATAGCCTGTGCTTCCGTCACGCCCTCAGGCAGATTGTCCGTATCTATATAGTAATATCCTTTACCGTCAGAATCACGGAACACAGCTGAGAATGTGGCTTTGGCTGTCTGATGTTCGGGCGCGCCCTCAGAAGCTTTGGTTTTTCCTCCGATATTTGAGGCAAAACCATATTTGCCCTTATAGTATCTCACCAAACGTTTTACACCGTTGGCTTTTTCAATTATCCACGCCACCGCAAAATATTCAGCCTTTGCCGCTGTGTCTTTGTTGAACTCAACGCCGTTGTCTACAAGTTCCGCACCTCTCCACATTGCGTCAACCTCGGGTGGTATATCTGCGTTGGTGATTTCATGACCCATTTTTTCAACATATGAATCTACCTCATATGCTCCATTATCTGCGTCAAATGTTGAGGTAGAACCTGAATCTGTTGGAGCGATTTCAACCGTGCCTGGCAAGGTCACCGCCTCGCCGTATGTAGTCTTCCCTGTTGCCATATCATCAGCTGTTATAGGAAAAAAGGTATAATTTGATACACCAATTTTTGAATGTGGTTTATTTATTTCTTTTACTGCCATAATTAATGACCTCCTAAAATTAATTTATTGCTTTTTGTACTTCATTAGTTAATATTTCAACCGCTTCATCTTTCCCGGCTTCAAAACCGGGTTCCATGTACGGCTGTGGTCTCTGCCCCCTGGTCGTGTGCCATTGTCCTTTGCTGTCCTGATACCTCCACGGCGTTTGTCGTCCTCCGGCGTAAATACCTGTACCCATTTCGACGTATATACCGTAATCAACCGTGGGTCCTATCTCAGATGTATATTTTCCTCCACCGCCTGTTGTTTCTTCTACAATGCTGTTTCTCAGTTCTCCTGTATCAACAGGACACTCAGCTTTACACTGGGCTTGTATAGCTTTGCCGCCCTTTGCCACCCCGTTTTGTACAGCGCCGTCAAGTTTAGATGATATATTTTCTAAGTTGTCCAATATATTATCAAGCCCATCAATTTCAATATTGATTCCCATTGTCACCCCTCATTTTAAAAAAATACCTCTTTTTTATATCTCTGCGACAAATGATATAATTCATCAGGGCTTTGCCGGGGCACATCGCAATCGTATGTCCTTGTCCAGCCGTCCGACTGCATTATCTCATTGACTTTTACTCCTATATTGGATAACTGCACGGGCGAATTACTCCAAATATCCACAGCAAACTTGCTTACTTGTGACTGCTCGGCGTTATCGGCGTGAAAGCCCTCGTCAGTTGTCACTTTTCTAAACGTAATAACAGGCACGGCGTTAAAATGAAACTCCGTGCCATATTTAACCGTTATTCCTGTACTTTCGAGCAGTTTTTTCACCCGTGGAATTAAATCAATCAATAAAACCCACCCCCGTATATATCACTTGCGCCGTTCTCTCCCGTGTTAACGTTCACGCTCTCATCTTTTACGGCTGTTGGCAGCTTGTTTAAAAGAGCCATTGTGTAATCGTCCCAATGTTCGGAATACTTTACTGTATAGCTTATATTTTCACCTTTCAAAGCGACCCTTGCGCCTTCTTCAAGAAATGTACAAGGCTCGCAGTAAATACGCTTTACAGTCTCAATTTCAAGTCCGTATTCTTCCTGTGCTAGACCTCCGCTGTATGGTTGAATATCTGCTGTTATTTCAGCTTTAAGTTCAGCGCCGCTGTATACCTCAATCGTTTTTTTCAGGTTCATCAAAATCACTCGGAACCCTCCCTTTACGATTAATAAACGGCTTTAATCTCTCGCGGTAATTATTGAGAAAATGACTGTCGTTAGCCGTACTGTCCTCATAGCTTTTGCTTACAGAGCCCTGTGTTTCCGACTTCACAACCTTGTCTGCTTTTTCCTGCCCATAGCTTGCGCGCCTATATCGGTCGGCGGTCATAACCGGCAAAAGGCTTTCAAGCTCTTGCGGAAAATCTGATATTCTGCAATAGTTTAAAATCAGATTTATGTTATCCTCAATTAAAAAGGACAGCAGGTTATCCCTGCAGTCCCCCTCTATCCCTAGAAGCATTTTTGCGGTTTCTAGCGCGTTCGCTTTGTTTAACATTGGTTCTCACCTCCGCCTTCGGCTTATCGTCAGATACGGCTTTTCTTGCTTTCCTGTGTCTGCTTAATAACATTCCCATAGGGTATTACTCCTTTGCGCTAATCTTGATGGCCTTGGCGTCGTCCGCGATGTGCGTTGTATAGTGCTTGTCGGCTGTGATAACCGTGGTTTTATTAACAATATCTCTGTCATTTTCAATCTCGGTATCGCGCTTTAGGTAAATCGCAAGCGCACCGGGCTTAACGATATAGTTCGTATAAGCGCCGTTCTCCGCCTTAATCTTGTTGGAAAGCACAACTTGACAGCCGTGTATCATGCCGACCGTGCCCTTAATTATAATATCCGCGCCGATGTCGGTCGCTTTAATCCAGTCCTCGGATTTTCTAAGCTCCGCCAGCTGTGCCGGAGCGATAAGCAGAACCTTTTCACCGTCTATGTCCTCTCCGAATTTAACGAGTGCGTCCGCTATAAAGTTTGAAGTCAGCGTTGCCGTGCCATCTCCGACTGTCATAGCGGATATGATATTATCAAGCACAGCAAGCACATCATTGTCAAGCTTGTTTGCTATTGACAACCCAAGCTGATTTACCGCCTCGCCCATAGGGTCGCCATAGCCGCTTAGAACGGACTCGTCCGTAAGCTCAACGCCCTTGCCTGCCTTTTTAACGCTTACCTTGGTGGTCGATGTCGCCATTTTCTCAATCGGAATAGCCTCGCCCTCGCCCACGTCCTCCGCGTCACCTATGTACGCATACTTTGGAAGCGTGACGGTATCGCCCGGCTTTCCCTGCAATGTTCTGTCAATGGTCGCAAGCGGGGCAAACTTCATAGCTGCCTCAAGCTTTGCCGATACCATAGGCGCCATAACCTCGGGATTTACCATGTTTTCAAGCTTCGTTGTTCCTGTTGCCATTATTGATTACCTCCTGTTAATTTTTCATAAGTTTCTTTGTCCTCGTTATACAGCTTGACGCGCTCTGCATAACTCATTTTGTTAAAAGCCTCTTGCGTTATTGCAGCGGCTTTGTCTGTCCCCGCCTTTGGGACAGTTCCTTTCAGCTTATCGACAACCGCAGCTTGCACCTCTTCGTTAAACGCCTTTTCAAACGCGTCTATATTCGCCTTTGTGGTTTCGGCGTTGTCCTGCGCCAAAAATGAAGCGAATTGAGGCGAAAGTCCTTTGTCCATAAGTGATTTACCCGTTTCAAATTCAAGCTTTTCACGCTCATATTTCGCGCGTTCTTTCTCAAATTTTTCCTGTTCCTTTTGCCGCTCGGCTTCTGCTCGTTCGTCCGCGTTCAGCTTGGCAAGACGTTCACTTTCGCTTATTGCTTCCGACAACCTTGTTTCAAGCTCTGCATCCCACTTCTTGCGCGCCGCCTTTAACGCTTCATCAATTTTGGATTGAACGTCATCGGTGCCGCCCGCGTTGACAGCCGTCCCTGCGGCCGGCGCTGTAGGTCCGGTCGGCGTTGCCAGGTCTGCAACATTTTGTCCTGTTTGGGGTGTTACCATAGCGCCGCCTGTCTGTTTTGCATTTTCTGCCATTTAAAATCCTCCTTTCAATTTTGGGTATAAAAAAAGAGCGTCTCCGCTCATCATCTTTATTTTAATTAATTTGTTGGGTCTCTTGACCTCATGTCATCACCTCATTTTTGGTATAATAAAAGCACCCTGCATTTGCAAAGGTGCTAATCCATAACGTCATTTATAATATTCATAATTATATCAACATTGTTTTCAGTACATCTAATAGGACACAGCCCGAATTGATAATCATAACATAAGGTTACTTCATCATCATTACATTTAGATTCAATTATATCTTGAAAAGGTCCGTTAATTTCTCGTTCAACCGTTATTTTCGGATTTTTTATAAATTCCGCTTTTATTTTCTCAAAGACAGGTTCTTCCGCTTCTCTTTTAAAGTTAGGTATTACCAGATTATTACTGTTATTTTTACTTTTTACCGCTTTCATTTCAATCACCTCATTATATTTCATAATAACATTAACTTATAATATCTTGTGAACCACTACTATAAGCTAGGGTCTATTCTCTTTTTACAATTTCTGCAAATTTCATAATGCTTTTGGGTTAAAAACTTTTCATCCTTTGTTGGTTTTACTCCGCCGTCAACAATCCACTGCAATTCAACACAATAACCTAGTTCTATTACTTTATTCAACATTGGACAATTAACGTCATCTACTATTTCAGCCATTTTTTCATCACCTCTATAACTACAAGTGTATCGTTCATCATTCTATCTTTACTAATAACAGTCTGAACTATTCCACTATAAGACTTAACACCTATTACGCCACTGCTACTATAATAATCACACAAAGTATTTGGTTCCGGGTACCTTTTCATTATTGCTATAGCGTTCTTTTTATATGTAAGTGCCTCAGCTTTTGAAATTCCGCTTTGTTTAATTCTGTTTTCTGCATGAACTCGCCAGCCGTTAATTTTAATGTCTTCTACCGGATATGCTTTCCCCTTGTTTTTAATACCAGCCTTTTCAAGTTCTCTGTCTATCTTTACATATTCAATCGGTCTTCCATTGATATTACGAGCATAATATTTTAAGTCGTCCCATTGATTGGTATAATTATACTTTATATTTTGGAATTCGTCAAATGTTTTAGGGACATTCTTCTTTCCCAACACCTCAGTATATCTCACATATTGTTTCTTGTCGCCGCCTCGGTTTCTATACATAACAACATGTTTGTCAAACGCCTCTTTTTGCTTGTCTGTCAGGCTCTCAATCCATTCATTGTAACTCATACCCTTTATTTTATAGCCCTTGCCTGTCAGAGGGTCGCGCGCCCAGCGTCTTGCATAGTCTGTCGGCATTGTTGTTGTACATCTGCAATGCGGGTGCATAGGCGGATAATTTACGCCACCTACCGCCTCACTGACTTTAAATATCTTATTATCAAGCGGCGAACAGCTTTCACACGTCCTCTCATCAAGCGTTGCAAGATATTTGTATTGTTCTATTCCTAATTCTTCATAAGCCCTCAATTCAGCCATGTTCATGAAATAACTGACCTGCGTATTAACCAGCCTCTGCGCGTTATACTTTGATGTTTCCATTATCTCAGCAAGCCGGGCAGCCATTTGCGTATATCCCGCATGGCTCATTATCCCTTCTGTAATTATCTTCTGCGACTGTTCAGCGACCTTTGCCGTGTTATTCCACACTCTATCGCTAAATTGTTCGCCATGCCACTTACTCCCAAGCATTTCATTAACTGCGCGCTTAGGTATAAGAGAAAAGTATACACCTACATTACAGCCTTTTGCTATGTCGTGAACGGTTCTGTAATAGCTTTCTTCTATAACCGTATTGTATAAAGTCTTAGTTTTCTCTATCTCCGTTAGTGCCTTTTCTTTGAAATAAGCATATACATTAAGCTTAACCGCTTCTAAACGGCTAATTCTTGCCCCGTATGCCTGCGCGTGTATCTTGCGCATAAGTTCAAGCCGCTGTTTTGGATCTTCCGTGTCTTTTAATATTTCAGACAGCCTATCTGCTATTTGGTTCTGCGCCGCTTTATTAATAAGCTGTTCGGCTTCCTCGGCTGTGATTTGTACACCATTTTTGTATGTGTTGAATATCTTTTTTATTTCTTTGTCGATATCTTTTATGATACTGTCATACATACGCCTAAGCTCTTGTATTGTGTATGCTCCGCGGTTGTGTGCATCAAGTTCGCGCATTAGCGCAACTCTCAGCCAATAATCAGCACTTCTCATCAGTTAAATCTTCAAGCGCTGTATAATCCGCGCCCGTGCTCTTTCTGTAAAGTTCCTCGCGCTTTATCTCGCGCTCTACGCGGCTTTCCTCCTGCTTTTCCACAAGCTCCATTTCTTCCGCTGAATCGGACACAAAATCAAGCTGCTCAAGCAGTGTTTCATCAGATACAAGACCGCGCAGATAATTAATCGTCTGTGCCAGCTCCAAATTATTCTCAGGAAGATTTCGATTGAAGATAAAGTCAACATCTCCCGAACTTACTACACTCATACGGCTTAGTAAAGATAAATAATGGACATATAGGTCAAATCTTTCTTTAAGTCCAAGAACTAAAAACCGTTCCTTATTCTTAACATGCTGTTCAAACCCCAAAAGCTTGTATCTTATAGCAACGCCGGAAAGGTTATTGCCGAAATTCTCGTCTGTGAGGTCGGGCGTTAATGAAAATTTATGTAAATCGTCCTTGATATTATTCCTCAGTATCTCTACATCAGTCTCGTTTAGAACCTTTTGTAAATATTTTGCTTCCGCGTCCGGCGTGAAAGACATCATTATTTTTTCAGTCAATAATTCTTTGGCTTTTTCGCTGTCAACCTCTACGTTTTTAAGGAACAATATAGCGTCTACAAACTGCTCCTTATCATTAACGCGGTCACTCATCAGCGTGTTGTATGCGTCTATAAGACCGATAAGCTGTTCAAAATCGCCCTGCTTGTCTTCATTGTTGATATACTCAATCATCGGCACCCTGCCAAATGAATGCGCCGTCCTCTCTATTTCTTCATAAACGCTCCCTCCCCCTGTGCTTCGGTATTTTATAACCTCGTTTTCTGTATAAACATTAGCGACTTTACCCACTTCCAGACCGTCTATATCTGTTATCGTGTAGTAATGCACACCGAACAGTTTTCTTTGCTCTACAGTATCATCATAAACAATAAACGCCTGCCGCGGTTCAAGCACAGCAGACTTCGGTTTGGAATCTTCGTTCGCATAAACCAACTCATATGAATGTCCGTAAATAGACATATCCCGTACAATCCGGCTGTCTGTATTTTGTATCTCGCTTTCAAAATATGCGTTCTTTAACGGTTCGATATCAATACCGTCTGCCGCACTGTACGCAATAGGCGCGCCGAGCAAATAACCTTGTGTCATATCAACTATGTACTTCGCATGGTTACATACCGTTTTGTTGTTCGGCAAGCCTTTGCCTTTAGGTCTTCGATAAAGCACATCATGTTTTCCCAAATAATAATCTTTAAGCTTGATAAGCCGTGCCGTATCTTCAGCACGTTTATTAATCAGCTTTCCCAATATTCTTCCGTCAACCTCTTTTACCGTCTCAGCGTCAACTATCATATACCCAGCTCCTTCCTGCTTCTTATCTCAATACCTCTGTTACTCATATCATCTTCCAGCGCATACCTAACCGCGTCAATTGTGTGGTTATCCTTGTCAGGGTAAGAAGCTTTAAACTCACCTCTGCTGTCACGTTCAAGCTCGTAGTTATAAAACTCGTTGGCAGCATGCGGACACCGCACAGGGTCGATAATTATTACTTCAAGCGACTGCAGGAACTTAATACCATACTCAATACTATCGGGCCCTTTCTTTGCTCCGCGTACTTTAAGGCCATATCCTCTTAACTCCGCTATGCTTTTAGGTTCCGCGCTGTCGCAGACAATGTAACCGTCATACACCTCGCACCCTTGGATCAACTCCGCCGCCGCACGATTTGACAAGCCGACTTTGTATATTTCATCCATGAGGTACAGCCGCTTCCGTGTCTTGTCATAGTGGCAGACGAGATACGCAAACGGGTCAACCGCATACCCAAAGTCAATTCCCCGCCTGATCCGGTCAAAAACCGCAATCTCTTCTTCGCTTATCTCGCGAACATCAAGGTTTGTAAACACCTCGCCGCCCGTTCCGGTAACCTCTCCCAAATACTCGTGGTTATAATTACTCGGTTTCGTCTTCTTTAAATGCTCCGCCTCCAAAATAAACTGTTCGCCGAGCCACTGAGGAGGAACGCTTAAATATGTGCTGTGGTGTATCACTCTGTCGCTTCGCGTTGTCAATACCTCTTCATTTACCCAATTCCGTTGACTTTGCGGAGGGTTGTAAGAGTAAAATACATTATACATTTCACCTCCGCGCATAAGTGACTGATTAATCGTACGTATCTCTTCCATGCCTCCAAATTCGTCCACTTCCTCATACCAAATATAACGAATATATCCTCTGTGCACCTTGGTAGATTTCAGTTTCTTGGGCTTATCTGCTCCCCTGAATAATATCCGCTGCCCTGTCGGAAGATATATCAGTTCAAGCGGCGACAGCTTGAATTGCCAAAGGTGTGATACTCCGAGTTTTTCTATCGCCCACACAAGCTGTTCATATACACTGTCTTTAAGATAAAGTCCCACCTTGCGAACTACAACGGCATTAGCACTCGGATTACTCATTATACCAAGCACAATTTCCACGCTGATAAAAGAAGATTTTGTGCTTCCTCTGCCGCCCTTTAGCCAGTAGTGTGTATGCCCGCCTCGCTTAATATCATGGTGAAGAGCATAAAAAGAAGGCGCGATAAGGTCTGTCAAACTAACCACTATCATCACCCTTTGGAATATTGTCTAAAATCTGAACCTGCGCTATTCCATCAACCTGCGTTCGTTCTGTAAACAGTGTGTAATACTTACCAAGCAACTCTGCCGCTTTTAAACGTTCTTTTTCATCAGGAGATTTTTCAATGTGCTTCGTCTTCGAAAAGCCATCTCCCCGTCCCTCAACAACAAGCACCTCCGCTTTACTTTTACCCCGCATTACTGACGTGAGATACTCTACAACCTCCTGCGCATCTGCTGTCTTTTCGTTGTGCAGCTTCTCAATTTGCTCACTAATATATGCTTTAATCTTAGTATTTCTTAGCAGTTTAGAAGCATTTACAGCCGCCGAATCATTATTTTTTACATTGGGATAAGCGTTCTTATATGCTCGAGTCCCATTCAAATCTATCAAATATTCATCACAGAAACGTTTCTGTTTTTCAGTCAAATATCTCACCTCCAAATCACATCACAGCCGCCCGCCCCTCAGCAAATTTATGATGTACAATT